AGGTCATCTTCATCATAATATACGATGTAAGGCACTGGGTCGCCTGTAGGATCGTCAGGTGTAGTTCTGTCAGAAGCTACACTGTACATCACAGTAATAGTGTAATCATGCGGTAATGCCGCGTATTTGCGCATTGGGCACAACCTGTATCCGCTAGGATGCCCGCCCTCAAGTCGAAGGACTTTACCAAGCCCGGCAGAGTCTACCGTGCACCAGCCATGCTCAGTAGCAGGTTCCACAGAACCATCCGCATCGCCTTCGACACCCTTAAGTGGCAAGTCAACTATACCATAGGCGTTAGGTGTCTCTCCTGGCCTAGTATTATCATGCTGAGGCTTTATGCCCATGCCGTAGTACTTAAACAAGGTGTCTAGCGTGTCGAAGTTGTCATTTAGACTAACGCCCCACGTATCAAATGACGAGGACGGTACAGGCTTCTCTAGGTTAAGATAAGGGGTGTTCACCACGATGTGCACTCCAGAGTGGTAGTTGTTAGGCTTGGTTATACTGCAAAGCTGGCTGAGCCATAGGCGCACCGCTGAACGCTTTATCAGCTTCACGCTCTTTTTGTTGGTCTATAACGCTATCCAGCAGTGCTGTGAACATGGCAGCCATATCGTCATCTTGAACGTGAATAGCGGCGTGCTTAGACACAGCGATAGTCATAACGTCTCTATGCTGTTTAACAAACCAATTGTTGCCTAAGTGTAAGCTAGGTATATCGCTATAGTAAATGAGGTTAACTGCAAAATCGTCTCCTACTTGCCCATAAAACTGAATAGTGCGACCTATTACAGTGTACTGGCACACTAAAGTGCTAGTAGAAGAAACAGTATTGACGTGACCTACAGGAATTTGAGAAAGCTCTCTGCTGGACACTCTTCCCCATAAACTACTATCCCACTGCACACTGCGCAACAAGGTATAATCGTCTGGGAGTGGAGCAAGCTTGGTGGTAGTATCGACTACTAGGGGCGTTGTTTTAGTCAAGTCCTCTAGTAGCAATCTACGAGAAAGCTCTGCTTCAGCGTCCTCAATTATTTCATCTAAGTCTTCAAACAGAACTAGATCACCTGCTCTGCCTAGTTTTCGCAAAACGTAAGATTTAAAAGTGTCTAAAGCCGTAGCCATTAGAGGGTGCTCCTAAACGCTTTAAATTCAGGGTCTTCAAGCTTGCGCTTTACTACTTCGTCGAACTCTCGGCTATACATAGGCACACCAGCCTCGTTTGCCCACTTTAGCATGATGATAGTAGGTACAGTAGCTTTGAGCTTCATATCCTGCCGCCCACTGCCTAGATGGTCATCTCTCTCATGTATAGCGCGCATGACTGACGTTAGATCGGCTTTTTTATGCTCATAAAAAACACCGTCATTTGTGACGCCAGTCTTAGTGTTTATGCCTAAGAAGTCAGGCTCAATCTGACGTTTATTGGCCTGTCTTGACATTTTAAGTATGCGATTGAGCCTAGCTTCGTCCATAACTACTTACTACCTTTTTTCTTAGCAGCAGGAGCAGCAACACTCTCTATGACTTCGCCGTCCACGTCTTCCTCTTCTTCAATCACTGCCACAATATTGTCGATCTGCTGCTGCATCTCCCGCTGACTTTCAGTGACCGCTTTGAATGCCTCCAACACAGTTTGCATGTCACTGCGCAAGCTAGTGTTTTGGCCTTCAAGCACAGCCACTTTATTTACCAGACTAGCATCCTGAGTAGGTGTCTCCACCTTATCTTTGTCAGAAGGTTTGTAAGGTAGCCCGGGTTCTCCATCTGACCAATCGTCAATCATCGGATCAACAAGGCGATTAGCCTTGTTAAAGTGCTGCGCTTCATCGCGAGTTACAGCGATAAACTGTCCTGGCATTACCTTATAAGTAGCTGCACCGCGCTCGACAGTGATAACGCTGTGAACTACTTGGTAAGTTTTAACTTCGGTTGACATTGTATTAGCCCTCTGGAGTGCAAGTTTATAACTTGCACTCCGCACTAGAGTTGATAGTTAAGCGACCACGTTGTTGAGGTCGAAAATAGCGCCATGCGCTTTTTCATTAGTAACCTCATACATGTACTCGCCGTGAATAATACGCTTATCGGACAGACCAGTCTTAGCGAGAGTTTCTTGCTTAATACTAACAAGAAACCTTACAGAAAAGAAGTCTGGATCAAACATTCCTAGCACATTTTTGTCTGTATTGGTAGGCTGAATGTGCCGAGACGGGATGATGAGTTGCTGGCCAAAATCACTCTCGTACACGTCAACTGCACTAATGAGTGACTTTTCGTTAGCGTCTTTATATGGCGTAGCAATGCCAGTAAAACCGCTAGAAATCGCACGCTTCAAAGTGCTATTGGTAACGGCGTATCGAGGTTGCGCACCGCCATCCCAGCAAGCCTGCACTGTGTCAAGATACATGGCTTCCGTTAGATCGCGGGCTGTGCCGTCAGTAATAGTGCTATTCGGGTATCCACTCAACGGCCCTTCGGCATCTGCACCGCCAGAGTAGCTTGCAGCACTACCGCCGCCACCATGACTAGTATTAGTCATAAGGAAATTAAACACACCAGCAGAAGCCGATGCAACACCTTCAGAACCCGCCGCACCAGCGATGTTCTCAGTGAGCATGTACTCCATATCAATCTTAAGCTCGCGCAGCTTAAGGTCAATCTGCCCTGCAAGTCGATGGATGTTATTAGCAGCAGCAGAGACAGCCTCTGACGTGGTGCTAACAGACACAAGCTTATGGCTGATCTGGGTATGATTGCCCAAACGCCTAGCATGCGTTCCAGCGCTGACTGCTGGTGCATCATCGCCCTGAATAGACCTATTAGCTCCCGCAGCAGCAAGGTGTACTACTGGCCATTCAGCATAAGTGTTAGTAACTGACTCTCCGATGCCAGCCATCGTGAGCAAAGGTGTATGTTCAGGCGAAACCATGGAATACGCCTGTCGCAAGTCCTCCCTAATGACAGAATTGTCAAAGGTAAGGATGGTTTCTGCATTGACCGCCATGAGTTAACTCCAATTTAGCGGGTTGAAGGGATAGATGTAGTTAGCTACGCACCGCGCCTTTCTTACCTATTCTTTGGTACGATTAGATAATCAGCAACATTACCAGTTTCCTGGGCTTGCTGTATAGTTTCACGTTCGCGCTGGGCGCTAGCGTTCTGGCCTACAAATCTGCCGCGAGTATCGCGCCTGCGCACGGGTTTGATGACTTTACGACCTTCTTTGGCCTCTACCTTGTCTCCTGACGCCTCTCGCCATTTCAGGGCGTCTTCTGCAACTTGTACATACCGAGGGTCAGTGAGCATTTCAAGCTCTTCAGCGGGAAGACTGTATGCTCTCTCAAGCTTTGCGCGTGTAGTTTGTAGATGCTCCAAGGCAGCTTCTACAGTAGGAAGTCTGTTTTGTGCACGAATAGTTTCTAGATGTACGTGCACAACTTGTTGTTGCTGTTGATTGATTGCTTCAATCATATTCACAATTGCTTCTTTAGCTGGTCCAACGGCGCTGTCCATGCGGCGCTTAGCCTCTGTGTACGCTTTCATGTCTTCTACGTACTTGTTAGGATCAGTAGAAAGCAACTCTTCAGAAGGCGGAGTAGGCATATTACCTATGACCGTATCGCCGAGTGCTTGCATAGCAATTTGAAATGCTTGTTGCTGATCTTGCATCTGCCTTTGTAAAGTCAGCCCAGTGTTTGACGCCTCTTGAAGCTTAGTTGGTAGTTCGGCCCTTTGATTGTATAAGGCAGTGATTTCCTCGTAAGTTATTTCTGCCTCGCCGTCATCAGTTCTAATTACAAAAACGTCATCTGGAGAGTAAGCTACATCTTCTCCGCTGTCTTCTCCGCCTTCCTCAACAGGTTGGCTTTCGTCAACCTGTTCTGCCTCGTCGTCGGAGTCACTAGGCGTTTGAGCGTCGCCCGTCTCTGCCACAGCTTGGCTTTCTTCTCGGTCTTTGTCTTCCGCGGTTTCTTCTTCATCTCTATCACTTGACATGCCCTCTGGAGGGGTAGTCTCAATGTAGGGGTGATTTGCAGCAGCTTCAGATGACAGGTTTTCTAGGGCTCCGTCAGTGAACAAAGCTGCCAGATTAGAAGGTGCAGGAGTAGCTCCTGTACTAGTAGTCGGCTGGCTTACGCCGCCTACAGACCGGCCTTCAGTATCAGTAAACAGCGCGTTGAGCGCTTCTGGCGTAGAGCGTGTCATGGTTAGTTTCCTTCGCTTGCATCAGCACTGTAAGAAGCTAAAGTTTTAACTTGTTCTCTTAGCATGTTTATAGCAAGCATAGTATATCTATAGTGATAGAGCTGAGTACTGGACAGCACTTCATCAGAAAGCATAGGTAGAATGCACATACTTTGCATCCTGTTAAACAAGTAGTTAAAAGCTTCTGTATCGCGGCAGAAACTAGCACAGATGCCGGTTATTCTACGCATAGTAGCTTCATCGTCTGAGAAGTCAGCTTCTAAGATCGTGTACAGATTATCTATAGTTTTATTAGCCATTGCTACTGCGGTCCTTATCTTGCGACGCTTGCAGTTGTTTGAGCGTCATTTTTTGTTGATGCTCTTGATCGAGCAAGGTTGTAAATAGTGACTGGTCTAGTTTATCTCTCTCTAGGTCATCGCGGTTCCTTTCTTTAGCAATTTCTAACTCGTGCTGCATAACGGTTAGTTCTTGTTTACTAGCTAATTCCATAGCTGTTTTCTTGATGGTAGCTTCACTCTTAACTTGCTCAATAGCAAGCATTGCTTCGCCAGGATCAGGTTGCTGTGAGGCAGCATCCATGTCGGCTTTCATTTTCCGCTCTTGCTCAAAAGATATAGGGGTGAAATACCTACTAATATCTTTAATGCCTTGTAGTCTAGCTAAGTCTGCTACGCAAGCCAGTACGTTACTAATAGTCACAATACCATTAGCCGGACCTAGCTGGACCATAAGCTCTTTTTGCTGAGCAAGAATAAATTGCAGACTTATAATTTTTTCGTCTTTACTGGCATTGCCTAAGCCGCATCCTGGAGTGGCAACGAAAGCACTAGAAAAATTAGATGTAGCAATATCTACTGTTTGACTACCATTAACCTTCACTTGATAGCGCAAATCTAGAGTTTTAGACGCAATCAGCAGATCATGGAACAACGGAATAATAGCACGCTCAATGAAGTACCGCGCCATTGCTTTAATGCGAAGCATACTTTTTGCAATAGTGTTAGCTACCGCCGCTCTATCAGTAGACTGCATGGCTTCACTAGACAGACCGAATGCTGCATCCGTAATGCCAATTTTGGTGTGGCCTTGGTGCTTTTTATGCTCCAGTAAGGGCAACATAGAGTGCACCATAGGTTGCACAGTCAACGGTTGGATCATAGGTTGCCCACGAGTGCGAATAGGGTGCCCAATACCTTGGTTCATCAAATCCACAAAGTTGGTTTTCATAGGATCAGCAGCTACTCGCGCCGAGTTAGCAGCATGCGCGTTATCTGCTGTAGCTCTGCTAAGAGAGGTTAGATCATTCTGCACTTCTTTAAGAATGTCAAAAATAGACAAGCCAAAAACGCTGTCTGGTCTCCAGTCAAGCGCACCTACGTAATACGGGATATATGAGACTTGCTTCCAAGTTAAAAGTTCGTCCTGGTTATCTCCTACAAACCAAAAGCAATAAAGACGCTCTTCTAGCGCTTCCGGGTCTTCTTCGAGATTACCGCGGTAATAAACTTCTGTTATCTTAACTTTAGCCGCAGTCACGTCTTCACTAAAGTAGTTAGAATTAGTGCTGTTATTGCCCGTGCGTATTTGTCGTTCAGCAGGGTACGCTGTAACTTCTGACGTAATCCACTGAGACCAATCAGCAGTGTCGAATCCGTGGCTAATAGCAGTGCCTACTGTCATGAAAGAGCACTGCCCAACTACAGAAGCGTCTTTTACACAAGTAGCGTTAGCATCAATAAAAAATTCAGTGACTGGCACATACTCAATAGTAACTGCATTAGTATTAGAAATTATGTCAAACTCAATGTCGAATAAGTTGTTGTCGAATTCATTAACATAAACTTCTAAATTTACTGCTACTTTCTTTTCTTTTAGAGCATTGATATTTTCAACGGCAACGCTGCTTAGGCTGTAGTGCTCAAGCTTAGGTTCAGTATTCTCTACAAGCTTGAGCACACCAGCTTTCTTCATCGCCGCGTCGTATAGCGCAGAGCACAACGCAGCAAAGCCGCCAGACTTATAAAACAGTTGTGTCATGGCGACTGACTGCGCCTTAGCGTCTAGCACCCTCTGGCCGCTTACATCGATGTAGTCCACAATTGCGTCGCCTTCTTCTAGCATTTCAAGAATGGCTGGAATGACTAGGTTAACGCCGTCGCGTACTACAGTCTCAACATACTTAGAGCGATTGTCGATTGCTTTAACATCGCTCTCGCCGCCGTAGAACCGCTCTGCGTCTTCCCAAAGATCAGAGTAGTTAGACGCAATTTCAGAAACAGCAGTGCTGATGCCTTGTTGAATTTCAGCAACAACTGCTTCAAAGTACGCTTCGTAGTCTTGATCTTTGTTGTCCACGATGTACACTCCAGAGGGGCAGTTTAGGCGCGCGCCTTAGCGTTAGTCTTGTAGGCTTCTTTGAACACCGCGCCAGCTTTAGGAGCAGACTTGGCGCTTTTACCGAAAACGCCCATGTTTTTGCTCGGCGGCATGCTCTGCACCCAATCTTTAACTTTAGGGCGCTTACCACCGCCAGGTGGCGCTGCGTATTTAGTGTGCTTCATCTTAAGTCTCCTTTAGATGTTAGCGGTTATGTAGGGTAGTTCGTTATCAAACGATCCGTAAGACCCTATACCACTTACGGATTTATTACGACTATGAGCACCAGCCCCTAGACTTACGGACACTGCTCTAGTCATAATAAAGGCGTCAGCTAGATTAGGCGACCTGCGCAACCTAGCTTTTGTCAGTTTCTTAGGCTCTACGCCAGCTTTGCCAGAAGGCGAAAAGATTTCTAATGGAGAAGAAAGCTCTACAGCCAGCTTTTCTGCCAGAGCCATATCTAACTCTGAATTAGGCGCTATGATGTACTCCGCTAGTTCAAACGCCTCTTTGGCTGCCCACCACAGTTCATCCCGAACTCGCCCGTAGCGCTCTTTAGCGGATGCTGTATTAGAGACATCTATAGGAAGAACTGGCAAACCCATCTCTGTCAGGCGATCTGCAATAGGGCCACCTACACCATTGGTTTCTACCACAATGTACTCAGGCTTTAGATTGCAGCCTGTCCACATATCGAAAATTTTATTAGTGCACACTGTGGTGTCTCGCTCGCGCCACTCCTGCGCGCCATACACCACATTGCCCGCGGTTTTAACAATAGCGAAAGGATCGCCGCCGCGAGCAGGATCAACACCCCAAGTAGGCCGATATGTGCTGAGCACTAAGTCTAGGTCGTAAGAACTACCCCTCTGGAGTGCTAGCATAGTGTGCTCGCGAGAGATAAGGGTAGTTTCTTCGCCTAATGGGAACTCGCCCATGACCCTTATTCGCCATTGGTCATGGTCTTCGCCGTAGGCGTCACGTATCATGTTGACAAATGCAATATCAACATTCGAGCTATCGAAGCTGGTAATGCGATATGTACGCCAAGCATGTTTCATGCTATGATGCGTGTCGTAGAAAAAGCCTTCCAGTCTAGAAGGATTACCAATCAATATGAATATAGCGCCGCTAGTGGACAAAGTGCCCTGCGCCGCTAGATACACTGCATCGTCAACGCCAGCAGCCTCATCGGCGATCAGCAAGATAAAAGTCGCGTGAATACCTTGCAGAGCTTCCGGCTTTTCTTTCCTAGCTGTTCTAAAAGTAATAAAATCGCGTAGCGGCTTGTCTTTGCGCACTATACGAGATGATGTGATATGCAGTCTACTTTGCAGCCAGTCTGGCAGACGCTCCACCCATTTGACAACTTCAGGAAACAAGCCGTCTTTTAGCTGAGAAGAAGTAGGTGCAGTAATTGCCACTTTCACATCTATTCTAAATAAGAGATAATGAAGAGCGCAAATAGCACAAACAAATGTTTTGCCAGGCCCGTGTCCTGACCGAATAGAAATTCTAGTTGCTCCAGCATCTAAGTCTGTCAGTACCTGTCGTTGCCATGGATCGAGTTTTAGTTTTAGTACCTTTTCAACGAAAAAGACGCGACTGACTACACAGTTGCGTTCTACTAGGGCTTGAAGCCTAGAATTCTTTTGCAAAGTAAAACCAGATAAATCCGGTTTTACTTGCTCAAAGTGAACTGAGTCTTCGTCAAACATGTGTCATTCTCATGATAGTAGACCATACAAGCAAAACGCTAAAGCTGCGACAACTGAAATAGCAAAAAGAACTAACCGCCATGGCTCATCATTGTATAATGTGCAAATGAGCTCTTCAACTTCTTCTTCTGCTTCTTCATCAAGCTTATAGCAAAAAGCACACAGCCCGTCTTTAGTGTACTTAGCTACTCTATGGCATTGTGCGCAGGTATTAAGTGTTATTTCCTTCTTAAACGTATGACAAAAGGGGCATAAGCCATCTTGTAACACGTTCGTCCTTCTGTGGCACTTATAGCATGTATGAATTACATCGGTAGAATATAAGCGCTTTGTGTGTAATGGACCCGTAGCGCGGCGGTTCATCAGCCCAGACAAAGCCTCTCGCTGGTAAGGGGCAAGTTTTGCGGTTGGCCAACTATTTGTATAATCGCTTAGGTTGACAGCGGTGCAAACAACATGCGCACTATCATAAAGCTTCTTGAAAGCATCTTCTTTCTGACGAGGCGTTATATCAAGTGCCCAATTGGAATTATTACCTGGGATGTTCATGTCGTGTAATCCTGCTTTAGTTGTGGTAGCGGCGTTACATTGTCTAGCTCGTCGCTTTTGGGTAACGTACCCTCTAGAGGGTCAGTTCTGCCATTCAACCTTGCGGGAGCGGCAGAAGCTAGTTCCGGCATTTTCTCAGTTTCGAGAGCATGCATAACAGCGCTGTCAGCATCGCCCATACCGCCGGAATACTGATCCATGAAAGCCGCAAGCTCTGAAACCAGAGCCGCGGCATTATTAGGATCAGATTGGGTGGCCTTCAGCACTTTAATAGCCAAATCCACTTTCTCTTCTGGTTCTAGATCATCATAGTTTTCTCCATCTAGAGCATCTGTCATACCAGACAAGGCCGCCAAGGTAGCTTTTCGCATAGCAAGCGCTACTGCTGGAGATGGCAACAGAAGCTGCATCACCTGCTGTGGAGACGACACAACTTTTTCGGCTTGAGAAGCAGAGCTTTTCAAATTCTTGCCGGGTTTAAGTTTGCGTCGCCTCTCGGAGGACATTGTGCTCGCTCTTTAAAAATTCCCTCTGAAGCACTTGATGTGCACTCCAGAGGGTAAGTTGCAGGACTACGCGCTACCATCAATCAGACGACCAATGAAGCACTAAGCCTAACACAGAAACATATATATGTAAATGCGGCATAGTGTCACATACCTGCGCCCCTACACATGCGCCTTCCGGTGGTGGCCTATTGCCAATTGCCACTCTGGAGTGTATGTTGCGTATTGCCAATTGCCGGTCGTTTATGCAGATAGACGGCTAGATTAATAACTACCCCTCTGGAGTGTAAATTAGCGGGGGGAAATTTCGGAATGGCGGCAGTGTAAATAAACATTGGTGGGGTGGTGGTGTTTAGAAATATAGATTACTAAATACGAATTCTTAAATGCGGACATTCAGTGTGTGGGCG